CTGGGTATTGTATGATAAATGCTTTGTTGTAGTTAATAGATTTTTCCGTTTAGGAAAATTTTGATATTACGAGTTATGTTGACATATTGAAAGCATACCATAAACAAGAATGTTTGAGTCACGACAAAGTATAATAGGCATGCAATGATTTTGGAATTAAAATGGTATATATTTAGAATTAACAAGATATGAATAATTTCAAGTCTAATGTTCCCTGTCTTTTGTCAATCAAACAAGGCGGGAATCTTTTCCATGTGTGTGCTTACGTGTTAAGAAAATTTAAGTACTTCAGATTTTACGAAAATTTAATGCCATAACAAAATAAACAACCTTAGATTTTTAGGGACAATAACCGCACTATAAAAGTTTCCAAGAGCAAATAATCTAGAATTGATACCAAGAAATAATAAAGAGGATCTACCAATAAAAATATAAAAATAAATTAAATGATTAAGAAGGGAATCAGAATACATGAGAATAAGTCAGATTTCAAATTAGATCTAGACTTACATAAATTGAAACATTAACAGGTCGAAAAGGTAGATGAAGTACCCTTACTGAATGAATTGCCTGAAGTTAACGAATATTACAGAATGACCGAGCAATATAGAAACAGTATATTCAAATCTATCAGATTGTCCTTATAATAATACATGCCAGGAATAATTTTTTCATTACCTAAAAATAGTTAGGATGATTTGAAATGTTTATAATGGATAAACGAGATAGAGAAAGAGATTTATCATAAAGAATAGCTAACTTAATGGATTATAAACTCCGAATGCTAAATCAGGTTATTATCAAAATTTTGTAAAAATATGTTCCCTAACTATTGGTATAAAGAGCCTACTACGTATAGTAAAGATGGTAATAATCGTTCAATCACTGTCTTTTTGGAATGTAGTCGCTGAAGGAAGAAGGAGTAGTATTGACCTAGGAATAATTTTTAGAAAAAGTTTAGGATATTAAGAAATCCTAAGTTTAGAAATAAAGAACTTATTAACTAAACAAATTAAAGGGCATCAAGGGTCCTTAGGGAAAAGAAACGAGCTATAAAGATATAACAGAGAAATATGTTGAGAAATAATAACTGAAAAAAGTGTAGGATTAACCCTAGATGTATAAAGGTAAATGCGTGAAAAAGCTAGGGAATAATATGTAGTAAAAGAAAAGTAATATATCAATTTAGATGAAAAATAAAACTGTTTAAAAGCCTCGAAGATAATAATAATAAAAATTGAGCGATAATAGCGTTCAATAACTCATAATAACTAATGTAAAGAAGAGTGAATTCGACAAGGCAGATTTCTTCAAATATTTAATTGATACATAAGACCGAAACGAGGAGAAGATTGATGAAAACGGGATTATTTAGCGGAAGAAGAAAACTAATGAATCATGTTATGGCCATAAGGTATCATTATGTGCATCGTCTTAAACGATTTACCGTGATGCACAATTAGGTTAAAAAGAAGAAAAACTTATATACAAGGAGGAAATGCTCGATTTATTTATTGTTCACATGTTGAAGTATTTCTTCGAGAGTTAACCATGGGGTGATTAATTACTTTACTATATGTAGTATGATAAGAGCTATACTTAATAGATTGATGGATAATAAATACTCATCCCCGAGAAATTTGTCAAATTTATAGATGAACACACACGATTATCTATTATTATAAATGTTTTTAGAGTACGGGAACCACGATGTGTGTTAAATTTGAACAAAACCCCAAATACAGACTTTAAATTAGTTATGTCTTATAACCAAGGTGTTTGGAGATACGGCACCTGGACGGCTGAATTTATGGTGAAAAATTTTGAACAATATTACAAGAAGAAGAGTGTATATGATTTGAATAAATGTTATTACGAGGTAGGCCCTGTTAACCTATTCACAGATTTTAAACCTACGTTCACTCTTATAGGACTAGAGCCCTTATTAAATTAGGAAGATATGTTATATGAAGACATAATATAAGTAATTGATTTTGGAACGATATAAATATCTGAAAAACTGCCTTTCTGTTACTCAAAGCATTTACATGAATGCTATGGTTATATGTCTGGGTAATTTTGTTATAATTTTAGAGGTATTAACAAGTTTTCATCGGTATGTGCAATGAGTCGTATGAAGAGAGAAATAGAAAAATTTTAAAACCATTTCAATTTTATAGATGGAGATAAAGTCAAATATTATATAGATACTACTTAAGAATACGACATACCTATAGTATCAATCAACGGATAAGAATTTGAATTATAAAAATACTCAGATTACGATGAGGTTAACTTAGTTTCATAGATACTATACTGTATTATACCTGGATTATTCTAAATGATACATAAAGATACTGATAGCGAATTAGTACACGATTATACAGGTTTTCATTTTACCTATAATAAAAAATATCGTGAATTGATTAAATAAATTACCAATTGTGATTATGTTTTCGTCGATAAGGATGAAGTCTGTAGACCCATAACTGATTTGACTTATACGGAATAACCATTTATCTAATATAATAAGGATGTGAGAACTGAAACTTAAGTAGGTCTGCATTTAGACTCTAAAGTGTTATGTAGTAAGGATATAAAATATAAAAGATATGAACCCTTAAAAATGAATCCTGTGGGATTGAACGTTGAATAATGGAAATACAACCCAACCAACAAATTTAGAAACTTGATGAATGATGGAATGATATACTTACCAGATGATTTTGATTATAATCAAGATATTGACTTTGAATATAATAAAGAGTTGAGTTAGATTGGTATGTAAAATGATGATGATTATTCCTTCATTAATAAGTAAACTATTAAGGAAATCTTAGATGAGAGCTTCTCCGAATCTGACGATGAAGGATTATTTAATGTTCCAGTAAAGAAAAATAGATCGTGCAAAAAATGGTTGCAAAATAATAAGTTCTCCGTATCATCCAAGTAGTTCACATTATTAGATTAGATGGAAATAGAGGAAGATTTATAAGTGGATAAAGTATTGTTGTAAAGTGCTACTTAGCGATTTTAAAATTAATTAAATAGATAGAAGAAGGATTACGTTGTATTCATCGAAGGGGAACGATAAATCTGGCACAAAATTTCAAAGGAGGAACTACTTTAGTACAGAACTACCCGTTACAACGCGTAAGTTAAAGCCGGAATTAAAAGACGACATAGCATAGACGTTACTTACACATATCATAATGGAATAGAAGAGTGTATTATTCCCAGTGACATGTGTGGTCTTGATATAGAATACGATTTAATCGATAAAAATAAAATAGTGAATCCCCCAAAAATCTTTTACTTACATCGATTTATTATTGGACATGCCATGGATTTTAAATATGATTATTATAATGATGTATGGAAAAAGAATGAAAAGTGCAAAAGAATCAGTAACGGTTTCCTAAATAACATATTTGACTCAGTTATTCTTAAAACATAATAACTGGAGTTATAATTAAAGAACTTTATCGCTATGCGCTATTACGGATGTAAGGATTAAATTAACCGCCATA